TCAGTGGTTACAATAAATCCACACATTAGTATTTCTTCCAGTTCATAATTGTATCTTCTCTTATATCTGCCCACTTACAAAATTCAACGTCAAACATAAGTATTCTACCACCTAGTTTATCTCCATCATTTAATGCACGAGCATCCATACCTCTAGTATTCTCAGGTACTAAAGTCATTTCTCTTTCTTTTGTTTCTCCTGTTCTCAGGTCTTCATACTGTACTAGTACTACTCCTTCTTCCAGTGCTTTTACCATTTTGTCTAAATCTTGCGCCATGTATCTTTTTTCCTTTCTTCAGTAAACTCCCATATAGCATAAGGTATTCCACTCTTGTATAGAATACCTGCCCATGTTTGTTCTACTCTTGGTGGTCTAGCAATAGCAAAAGGGAAAGGAATATCCTTTATCCATACTACTGCCGCCACATCTTTTTTAATAACTTTTTTAATTTTGTGATACTTTAAAGGTGCTGTATCAAGCTTTTCATTGTAAAAATAACATCCATTAGAATCTACAAAGTGTTTTCCTCTGTGTTTTAACATTGCTACTTCATCATCACATTGGTACTTCAATGGATAAATACTTTTCATTGGAGTCTGTAGTCTTCTTATTCCAAGACTCTCTCCTAACATATTTCTATCATCTATGACTTGATCTTCAAGCCATAATATATTATCTACTTCCTCTGGTTCTGCATGTACTACATACACTGGATATTTAGTCATCTAGAGTCCTTGGTAAATTCCACGTTCTTGCCCAAAAATCTATAACATTTTCATACTTTTCTTCGCCATACATACAAAACCATATTTCTTCAGGTTGTACTACTGACACTTTATTATTCTTTGTAAGGTCTACTATATATCCTTTCTTATTGGTTAAGTTCCATTCTATACAAGTGTTAGCTCCTCTAGGGAAATACTTCGGCCCTGTATGCTCCCATCTCCATTCAAATCTAGTGACTATTGCTTTTTTTAATCCCATCGCAGTACCTTTCCAAATTTCAGTTTTTTTGCCATCTTTACCAAGTGAACCGAATATTGTCTCTCCTGTGCCTAAAAATGTTTCTATACTTTTATCAGAATAGTCTGCATAAGTGTACCCTGTATTGTAATTTACATAAGGATTTCTACTATAAAAATTAGCAGCTTTTTCCAACATATAATCCCAATCTGGTTCAAAATTAATTTCCATATAACTTTTCAAACTTTCCTAATGAATAGTCATCTGCAACATCAAAGTCACATCCAACTGGAGCTCCTGGGATTGATAGTCCTCTATCTTTTTGTATAAACTCTTGAAGCTTTTCTGAGTAATGTTCTATCTCATCCTCAGGTACTTCTGCTAGTACGGAATCGTGAACAAGTGCAAATATTTTAGACTTCATGCCTGTCTTTTCTATGTATCTTTGCATATCTATACCGCCCATAAGGTTGATATCAGATGCAACTGATTGTACTAAGAAATTAATTCCACTACGCACTTCGTGTGAGGCGATTCCCTTGTCTTGTGAAAACACATCAGGTAATCTTCTCTTTCTGCCAAATCTACTATATACAAATCCATTCGCTTGAATAAATTTTTTCTGATAGTCTAACCACTCACGAAGTTTAGGGAAAGCCTCAAAATAGTCTTTGATAGTATTCGCTGCGTCTTGCATACTGAAATACTCTCCACTATCTTTTGTTACTTGTTCACTAATCTTTTTTGGTCCTGCTCCGTACATGATGCCAAAGGTAACAGCTTTTGCTTGTTGTCTTTGGGCACCAAAGTTTGCTGCTATGTCATCAACATCCCCTGGCAGTCTGAATACTTGTTTTGCAATCGTACTATGAAAATTACCACCAGACTTAAATACATTCATAAGTCCTTTGTCATCTGCAAGTACAGCCGCACAGTATACCTCTGCTGTTGTTAAGTCCATTGCAACTATTTTGTTTCCAGCTTTTGCTTTGATACAACCTTTTACTGTTGGGTTGTCTCTTGGAAGCTGTTGCATATTTAGTTTACCACTACTACTCAATCTACCACTGGTTGTACCGTGAAGATTGAAACCTGTACGAAGTCTACCATCTCTATCGAGGTTTGGTATAATTTTATCAAGATATGTAGTTTTGATTTTAACTTTCTGTCTGACTTCTAGAATATGTTTTGGTACATCATGTTCCTCTGATAAGTTGCCAAGTACCTCGGCATCAGTTGACAGCGCACCCGTTGCAGTTTTTTTATCCGACTTGAGTCCACAATAATCAAATAGTAACGTTCTAAGTTGTAGTGTACTATTCGGATTGAATCCTTGATTATCTTGAATAAATTGTTTTACTTCAGGAAACTCATTCAGAGCTTTTACTGCTTTATCTATATCCTCGCCCATTCTTTTAGCACCAAACTCTAAACGCACAGCATCAAAAGGAACTCCGTTACTTTCTATACACTTCAAGAATCTACAACCTTCTACTAGAATATGTTTATATACTCCGTATAGTTTGTCATTAGTCTTTAATGCTTTCTCAAACTTTTCAAACAATAGAAATGTAACTATGGCATCCATTGCAGCATAGTTACGCATGACATCAAAAGGAACCATACTATAATCAAATGAATCTTTGAGTATACCTGTTCTTTTCTTGAAGTCTGCTATCCAGTTGGAAAGCTCAGCTTCGTAGTCTCCGTATGGAGTGTGTTTAATTGCTAGTGTTTTAAGACCATGTGTTCCAGGTCTTTCATCAAACATATAATGCATGAGCATAGTATCTTCAAAATGTGGAAACTCAAAGTTGAAATGATACTCAAACCATTGTAAATCAAACTTAGCGTTATGAAATACAACTCGTTTTTTAGTAAATATTTCTTGCATGAGTCGTTCAGATTCTTCATCCATACAGTCACAATCTGCATAAATACCATGCTCTTTTTCATAGGACATAGAGAAACCAAGCATGTAGCCATCACGGCAGTACAACGCTGATGTCTCAGAGTCAAGGGCTATGAAATCCCCTTCGTGGTCTAATGCTTTCTGCAGCCACGCATTTAATTCTTCTGTCTCTTGTATACCGTAACATCTGTCTTTCGGTATTGTAAGTTGTTTAAGTTCTCCGCTAACATATCCCGTTATGCTCTCGACGGCTTCCTCGAACGACTTCTTTGCTTCTGGTCTGAACTTTATCATTGCGGGATTGATTATTGCCAAAAACTTAGAATCAACAACTTTTCCATTGTACTCAGTTATTGATGTCTTTTTTGTAAACATTTTGAAAGGCTCAGAACCCACAACTATGAGCCAATCATACGCATCAATATCGATTTCGATATCAACATCTCTTTTCAAAATTTTCTTTTTACTAGAATCTGAACACAGGGCAAACCTGTCGAGTTCAAACTCAAAGTACTTGTTCCAGTTCGTGCTGGACATTGTTGTTTCTATAATTGCTACTTTAGCCATATAATTTTTCCTTTAATCTTTCTATCTCTGGCTTTGTTAGATTGCCAGGGTCTATATTATCTCGTAATTTTACTACTCTTGCACTTAGCTCTAGTTTTTCTGCTAAGTCTTTTGCTTTCTCACCTGCTAGTACACCTGCTTCGTCCCCGTCAAACATAATGTCTACTCCTTGTATTCCTTGAAGTTTTAACAGACTTAGTTTGACCCAGTTTACTTGTTGTGTACCGAAGCAACATACTGTATTCTTGAGACCTTTGTCCCAAAGGTTAAGAGCATCAAAGATGCCCTCTACCAATATAACTCTATTTTGAATAGGTTTTACTTTTGCTGGACAGAACGGCATCTCTACACCTTGCGGGTAGTTATAATACTTTTGAGTGCTGAAGTCGTCCAGACTTCTACCTATTAAAGCCACGGTCTTACCTGTAATATCGCGTATTGGAAAGATGATACGATTCTCGAACTTAGGCACGTTCCATGTGAACGCATCCCATATTGCGAGAGTCTCCTCAGATATATTTCTGATTCCACCACCTTTCCAAGACAGTCTATCCTTTGGGAGTTGGATTCCGACAGTTGCTGACCTGACTTTGTTGATTGATTCTTTAATTCTGTGCATACGAACTTCTAGTGGAGAAGAGGGTGCACCGTAAAATGTAAACAGATTACCTTTGTAACCACATGAGAAACAGTGAAATATTCCTGTGACTTTATCTACTCTCATTGAAGGAGAGTTATCCTCATGTTCTGGGTTTAAACATTTGATGAGAGCATCCCTACTGCTGACAGTATACTGTATCTTTTTCTCTCTTAATAAGTCTTCTGCTATCATAATTATGTATATTATATCAAAATTTTGTATTGTTGTCAAGAACTATTTTCTTGTTACCCACGATTTATCATCAAATGTTTGAATCATTTTTCCTTTGAACTTTTTATTTACTGCATTTACAACTTCAGGCCAGCACTCTGGATTGTAATCATGCCCACCAATATACCCACCTGGTTTTACTTTCGGTAAGAATAAGTCTATGTCTCTTTCTACTGACTCTCCTGTATGGTCGCCATCAATATATACGAAATCAAAAACTCCATTCTTAAAACAATTATGACAATCATATGAATAATGTCTCCAAAACTTTATGTAATCCCAGTACCTACAGTTTACTTTAGCTTCCATTAGTACTTGCCATCCTTGTGGAAAGTCGTAAGGGTCTATTGTATGTATCTGTTTAAACATACCACTAGATGCAAACATTGATGTCGACTCACCAGCATATGTTCCTATCTCTATCATCGCAGCATTTTTTGGCAACTCCATACTGCACATCATTTGCATCAATCCCAACCATTCACGATTAGGACTGACATCCCATTGATATGGAGGATTAAATCTCATACCACCCCACTCCATTTGAGAGCCTGGTGTTAAATAGTTTTCTTTCTTATTCTTTATGTTTCCACCCATCTAGCTCATCTCCTATCTTTTCAAATACTTTATAATCTGTTCCCATAGAGTCTACACCATTTTCTTCATAGTATCTTGACTTCCATACTAATTCTGCCATCTGGAACCATATTGCTATTATTCTCATTCGTTCTTGTTCATCTCCCCATAGGTGAAACATTAACCACCATTCCTCATCAAATCTACATACCCGTATTTCTTGCCCATGCAAAGCAGGAAGTTCTTGAAGACATCTCATCCTCTGACTTCCTGCTATGGGGTACCAGTTTGGCATACAGAGTATGGGAGATTTTACTCCGTCTTTTGCCAAACTTTCCAGTAACCTTTCATTTATAGGAACATTTCCTATACATTCTTTAACTTTCTCTTGTTCTAATAACCAGCCAACTGTTCTAATATACCAAGTATTAGGAGGTAGTTTTACTAATTCTGCAGTTTCTCTACTTACTCTATCATAAGCCACTGTCCATCTCCTTGTATCTTTGAGTCCATTCCGCTTCAAATATCTCTCTAAACTCTTCTAATCCTGGCAAAGGTATTTGTATACCTTGTCTGTTAGTTGTTATTAAATTTTGTATATACTTTTCGTATGCTAGTTTAAGTTGTCTTTCTGTATATAAAAGCATTGTTTGTTTTCCTGTTAAAATAATATTTTAGTGTTAGTTCATATACTCCTGCTACATCTTTCACATTCCAGTGATCCTGTGCATTTCCTACGGCACCAATGTACTCATTCTTGTGCCATATATGAAAACCTGTTTTAGAGGATATATTTTTCCATTCTTCACTATTGTTTGCATTTCTTAATCTTGGTAGTATTCTATCCTCGTTAAATACTATCTCGTATAATCTGTTGTCTGTTCTATGTTGTGCAGTTAAAGATATATCTCTATTCCCGCTGGGGTCTAGTTTCAATTTTGTAATTCCTGGAAATACTTGTCCCAATCTTTTATAGTTTTTTATATCATAACTAATTACCCAAGCTGTCATATCAAAGTTTAATACTTTGTTTAACATTAATCTATTAAGTCCTGGGTGTATAGCGTACTCTTTCTTTTCATCACTATACCATACTATAACTGGATTAACAAAATCATCCTGTAATACATCTTTCACAAAAGCGTACAGTCTTATGTCTAATCTATTCTGCTGTCGCTCCCACCAACCCTTCACATTATGTAAGTCTATAAAATTTATACTCTTAAATAAGTCTTTAGTTGATATCTTTCCAATACATATTCTTTGCTGCAGAGGATTATAAATCATAGGAGCTTTCTCCTGTTGACATTGCCTCTTTCATTTCGGCTCTTTCATCTGGGTCTATCTCATTTTGAGGGCCGATTCTCAAACTATCCCAGTTCATTGTAGATACAAAACCTTCTACTTTTCCGTTTCTCATCTTATCACATTTCAACTTAATCGCTGGTTCTGTATCACCCCAGTGCTGAATACTGTAAGCAGCATCAACTGCGTCAAGAATACCCTTGGCGAATCTTGCTTCTCCTTTTTCGTTTGTTTGAAATGCTGAGAGAACAAGGACATTGTTCTCCTGGGCTAAAGATTTTAACCCTTTTGATATCTCTATCTGCTCAGTCCATTCGTACTGACCACCTCGACTCGGGGCGTTGTGGCGTCTGACTTGGTTTAGGTAATCAACTATAACTACTCCAAGGTCTGGAGTAGCGGCAACCTTTTGTCTTACTACACTAATAATTTTAGCTAATGTAAGACTTGGGTCATAATAAATATCGACTTGAGGGATATCTTCACGCAAAGGGTTACGAGTCAACTGATAATGAAACTTGTCAAAATCTTGATGATCGTTGTACTCCTTACGAGCTTCTTCTCCTTTCTCAAATCTTCCTGCCCACCAATCAGCAATCTTAGACCACTCCATAGGAGATAGGTTTTTAGTGTTGATTCGTTTGATAGGAACATTACATGCCATAGCACAAATCCTTTGAAGAATTTGTCTTGGTTCCATCTCGATTGTAAAATATAAAGCCGACTTACCTTTTTCGGTAGCTGACTGTGCAACGTTACAACAAGTGAATGATTTACCTCCACCACGACTTCCGCCAACAACGACTAAGTCTTTGGGAGAGAATTTATAGTCAAAATCATACTCTGAATTAAGACCCAGAGGAAGATATTTTGCATAGTCTTCCTCACTATCAAATAGCTCTATAGTGTCCATACTTTCGTTATCGCTAGTAGTTTCTACTCTATCTTCTACTTGTACTACAATCTCTTGTAACAAGTCAATGTTCTCACGAGCATCGCCGATAGCTATTTGATTATCTACAAAAGATTCAATTCTAGTAAGAATCTCACTTTGTGTAAATTGATTTTTTAAATAATCTAGCAAAAGAATAGCATCAACATCTGTTTCCACCGTTTCGATGGCATAGATTTTTTCTTGGAGTTCTCTTGAACGAATCTCCAGTTTTAAATCTTCAAATGTTGGTAAGTCATGGTACTTGTGTACGTGTTTATCTACTATCTTCCACAGTTTTCGGTACTCACCTTCTGGAAAGTAGTGTTCTTTCAGACCATTCCATGCCTGAAAATCACCGTTTGCAAGTATTTGCTTAAGTAATGCACTTTCTAATGTCAATTGAATCTCCCAAGACAATTATTAAATTATAAAAAAGGCGAGGCAATCCCGAAGGAAAGCTCGCCCGCGATGAATAGGTATTAGCCTATTTCTTTTTTAGCAGCTCCGTTATAGTCTGAGCATTGTAGACCTCTTCTAGTAAGCATTGTTTTCACGCCTCTTACTGTTTTGCCGATTTCATCAGCAATTTCTTCAACAGTCATGCCGTCAATGTCGACACCTGCTAAAGGGTCAGCTTTGCTAGAACCTTTAGTTTCTTTCTGCTTAGGAATAGCATTGATTTCACCAGCTCTTAGTAGTGATAAAGCTTTTCCTCTGATTGAATTTACGCTTCTGCCCATAGCTTCTGCAATATCTTCAATGAACGCACCATCATTAACTAATGATACGAACTGTCCTTCTTCCTGTTCGTTGTATGACTTTACAGTCTCAACTTTAGGTGCAGGTTTAACATGTTCTGTTAACTGCATAGAAAGGATTTTTCCTTGAATTGACTTAGCTGAAAAGCTTCCGTCTTCAAAGTTTGATGCAATTTCTGCATATGTATAAGAACCTGAGTTATCTTGCACAAAAGTGCTAAGAGTTGCTTCTTGTTCGTCTGAAAAAGACTTAGAAGCTGAAGCAGAAGCTAGTTCTACATCATAACCCATTTTTCTTAATTTGCTAGATACACTTCTTACAGAAGTTTCTAACTGCTCTGCTGCTGAAGCAACAGTAGTTTGTGAGATAGGGGACTCACTGCCCACGAAAGAAGTTAATTCTGAAGTTCTTTCGTCTGTCCATTTTGGTAATGCCATTTTTAATTTTCTCCAATTAAATGTTTAATATTACTTATTATTATAACACCTCGGTCACGAGCTGTCTGTGTTTTTGCTGACTCAATGCCCGACTCATTTATAAGATGAGTGCATTCTTTTGTCAGACTTGATTTTACTACGAATCCATACTGTTCTAATACTTTAGTAGCA